CCGTGGTGCTGCCGGGTCAGATCTTTGCCGTTGCCGATTCACTCCGCCAAGGCACCCGCATCTCCGGTCGCGTTTCCTCCTCCACCACCAGCGCCATCGTTGCTGACCAGTCGATCACGTTGCCGTCTGGCTCGAACCCACAACTGACCTGCCTGCTGCCCAATGGCACGGTCGAAACCCGCAACATCAGCAGCGTTTCAGGCAGCACCATCAACGTCAGCAGTTCTTTCACCGCTGCACCTAACGCGCAGTCGATCTGGTCAATTACCACCAGCGGCGTTGCCAATCAAAAGTTCCGTTGCATCAGTGCATCAGACAACGGCGACGGCACCTACGCAATCACCGGCTTGGTGCATAACGACAGCATCTACGCCTCTGTTGATAACGGTCAGAACCTGCAGTTCCCGGACATCACCACGTTTGATTCCGCACCGCCGCAGGTCAAAAACGTTGCGTTTAGCGCCGGTCAAGTGCGTGATGGCACTGTTCTAACCACCCAGGTCAATGTCTCCTGGGCAAAAGGCGTTGGCGGTCCCACCTTCGGCTACGAGATCTCGTACAACACCAGCCAAGGCAACCGCAAGATCGTTCGCACCAACAATCCCAGCCTGGAAATCATCGGGTTGCCGCCTGGCTTCCAACTGCTGGTTTCAGTGGTGGCTTTCGGACTCGGCTTCAAAAAAGCGGCACCTGCCGTTGAGGCCACATTTACGGTTCCGTCGTTTGCTTCGACCTCCAACCCAGACGGCTCGTTCCAGCTCCTGCCGGAGGATCCGCAAAACGTCACCATCGAACAGATCGCCAACAATCAGGTGATGCTGCGGTGGTCGCGCCCGACTGCTGCCGCTGGCTTCCTCACCGCGATTATCCGCCACAGCACCAAGACCGATGGCACCGGCGAATGGCAAGACTCGACCCTGCTAACCGACCGTGTTGGCGCTGAAACCACCTACGCCCTGCTGCCCAAGATCGACGGCGAATACCTGCTCAAGTTCCAAGACCCGGCTGGTTTGCGGAGTCAAAACGCCACCAGCGTCATCTTCGATCAACCCGACGCCATCCCGCCACTAAGTATTACTACCGTCCGCGAAGACACCACCAGCCCGCCGTATCAAGGCCAGTTCGATGGTGCGTTCTACTCGGACGAATATGACGCCGTGGTGATTGACGGCACGGAAACCATCGACGAGGTGCTGGATTTTGACGCCATCGGTTCGATGGACTTCAGCGGTGAGCAACGCCTTGGCGGGCGCTACTACTTCACCAACATCGTTGACCTCGGCGCAAAGTTCACCGTTGATTTCCGCCGAACGCTCACCACTCGCGGTCTGTATCCAGCCGACACGGTTGATAGCCGCTCGGCACTCCTTGACCGCTGGAGCGATTTTGACGGAAGTCTGGCTGATGACACCAGCGCCGAGGTTTACTTCCGGTCCAGCGATGTGGCCACCGTCGATACCTTCATGCTGCTGGAGGACGGCGACAAACTGCTGCTGGAGAGCAGCCCAGACCGCTTTGAGCTGGAATCCGACATTGATTTTGGCGAGTGGTTCCCGATGTACAACGGCAGCTACGCCGGTCGTCAGTTCCAGTTCAAGGTTGAGCTGATCAGCGCCCGCACAGACCAGACACCACTGATTGACGAGCTGGGCTATGAAATGGTGATGCAGTCCCGCACGGAGAACAGCGGCACGATCACCAGCGGCACCGCATCCTACGCCGTGACCTACGCGAAGGCGTTTTACCAAACACCAGCTTTGGGTCTGACCGCTTTTAATTTGAACACTGGCGATTACTATGAGATCACATCCGCTAGTCGCACTGGTTTCACCGTGACCTTCCGCAACAGCGCCGGAACAGCGGTCAGCAGGCAATTCCAGTACGTGGCCAACGGTTACGGCACCCAACAGGCTTAACGATGGCAACCCACGATTACATCATTAGCAATGCCTCCGGCGCTGCAGTGCGTGCTGACCTGAACAACGCGCTGGCTGCCATCGCAACCAATAATTCCTCCGCCACTGAACCAACGACAACCTATGCCTACCAGTGGTGGGCGGATACGGGCAGCAGCCCAACGGTCATGAAGCTGCGAAATGCAGCGAACTCGGCATGGATCACACTGTTCCAGCTCGATGGTGAGTGGAGTCTGATTCCGTTTGAGAACGGCACGGCTGCTGCACCGTCGATCTACTTCAAGGACAGCGGCACCGATACCGGCATTTACAGCCCTGGTACCGATCAGGTTGGCATTAGTGCCGGCGGCACATCACGCTTTGAAGTAAGCACTACAGCAACAACTTCAACGCTGCCAGTTGTTCACCCTCTTGGCGCAGTTGGAACGCCGTCGATCACATTTACTGGCGACCTAAACACCGGCATTTATAGCCCTGCAGCCGACACCATTGCGTTTGTTGAAGGCGGTGCAGAAGCAGCCCGCATGGATAGCTCCGGCAGGTTGTTGATTGGATTGACGACTGCGCGTGCAAATTTCTTTAACTCAACTTTTACAGCAAAGGAAATTATTGAAGGCACTGGAGCTACAGGTGCTGACCGTGGAGCAATCGCCGTTGTTAACAACTCGTCTGGCGACGACGCCCCACTACTAGTTCTTGCAAAATCAAGAGGAACCACAATCGGTTCAAATACTTTGTGTGCCAATAATGAATGGATCGGTCAAGTATCGTTTCAAGCAAGTGATGGAACCGAGTTTATTGAGGCAGCACAAATTATCGCTCAGGTAGATGGCACACCCGGCGCTAACGACATGCCGGGCAGGTTAGTGTTCTCCACGACCGCCGACGGAGCAAGCAGCCCGACGGAGCGGATGAGGATTAACAATGGTGGAAATGTTCTTATTAACACAACAAACAGTTCAGCTAGATTAGCTGTTGCCACTGACATAGTTAATACTATTGGCAACCGCGTCGCGCTATTTAGCGGAACAGCTACAGGTGACGCGGCCTATGAAAGTATAGGCGTATCAAAATTTGATAATAACTCCACGACTGCTCAAATTTTTCAAAGATTTTATATTAACAACGGTGCTACTGGCTGCGGTCAGATCAATGCAAATGGCGCCAGTAGTGCTGCGTTTGGCACTTTTTCAGATTCCCGACTCAAAGAAAACATTGAAGACCTCCCATCTCAACTTCAGAACGTTTGCAATCTGCGGCCAGTTGAGTTTGACTATAAAGACGGCAGCGGTCATCAGATTGGTTTCATCGCGCAAGAGATGGAGGAGGTATACTCCGATGCCGTCGCGGAAGACTCGGACGGGATGCTGACGATTACAGGCTGGAGCAAGACAGAAGCACGCCTTGTTAAAGCCCTGCAGGAAGCCATCGCCAAGATCGAAACCCTCGAAGCCAAAGTTGCAGCCCTTGAGGCCGCCTAGTCCTACGCCCAACCCACATCACTTAAGCGACCATGGCTGACCGGAAGATCACAGACCTGACAGAACTCACCGCACCAGCGGCGGATGATCTGCTCCCTATCGTCGATAGTTCCGAAGCCACGGCGGCCAACAAGAACAAGAAGATCCAATACGGCACCTTCCTGCGTAATCTGCCCAGCGGCACCGTTGGCGCACCCAGCCTTGCCTGGACCGCAGACACTGGCGTCACGGGCATCTACCGCTCAGCCGCCAACGAACTGGCGTTCACCACCAACAGCACTTTCGGCGGTAAGTTCAGCACCACCGGCTTCCAACTCGGTACTGGTACGGCTGCAGCACAACTGCACCTATTCAGCAGCGACACGACCGATCAGGTCATCATCGAAAACACCGATGCCGGCCTAGACACCGCGCCTGACGTGGTGCTGTACCGCAACAGTGCCAGCCCCGCAAATAACGACAACCTCGGCAACCTCGAATTTCGCGGCAAGGACAGCGGCGGCAACAACCACGCCTACGCCCAGATCCTGTCAACGATTGGCACGGTCACCGACACCGCTGAGGTTGGCATCCTCGATCTGATGACAGCCAACGCATCTGCTCCGGCAATGCGCCTGCGCCTGCGTGGTGCAAACGTCGGCATCAGCGAGGCAACACCATTGTTCCCGCTGCACGTCAGCTCCACGGTTACCAGCACTGCGCTGCAGGTTCAAGCCACCAACAACGACTCCGCCAGTGGCGCTGACATAACGCTCTACCGCCGCCGTGGTGCATCCACCGTTGGACAAAACGGCGACTTGCTCAGCACGGTTTATTTCCGTGGCCACAACGACAACGCCACCACAGAGCAGGTGGATTACGCCGCCGTTGAAGGCAGCATCGTCAGTGTTACCAACAATTCCGAGAACGGTCAGCTTTCGTTCAAGGTACAAAAGAGCGGCACGCTAACGACGCAACTGGCGATTACTAACGCCAACGTCATCCTCAGCGCCCGCCCGATCCTTCCAACCGCCAGCCCCGCATCCACCGCCACAGGTGTTACCGGCGAAATCACTTGGGACAACGGTTACTTCTACGTTTGTACAGCTACTAATACTTGGAAAAAGGTTGGAATTTCCACGGACGGTATTCCTGGTAGCACCAGCGCCTTTTCGTCTGGCTCAGCAGCATCGCCAAGCATCACGTTTGCTGACGATACAAACACAGGTATTTTCAACCCTGCTGCTGATGCAGTTGGAATTAGCACGGGTGGTACTGAGCGCCTTCGCGTTGATTCGACTGGTCAGATTGAAGCCGTCAGCCTTGGCACTGCAGCGGCGCCTACTTATACCTTTACCACCGATCCTGACACCGGCATCTACAGTCCTGGCGCAAACCAACTAGCCATCTCAACTAATGGCACTGGGCGGTTGTTTGTTGATGCGAGTGGCAGGGTTGGCATTGGCACCTCCTCGCCTTCGGCCACACTCGTTGTGGCTGGCAGCGCCCAAATCGGTGCAGCAGATGCTAATACCGTTGGACTCGAACTAGGTCAAGGCGCAACGGGTAACCGCGCTGTTTTTATTGATTTCACAGGCGATACAACTTACACGGACTTTGGATTGCGAATTATTAGAGGCAGTACCGGCGCTAACGCTGAATCACAAATCGGCCATCGTGGAACAGGCGCACTACTTTTAAATGCTATAGATGCTGGAACTATTAATTTCAATCTCAACGGTTCCGAACGCGCCCGCATCGACAGCTCGGGACGCCTGTTAGTTGGCACGTCTACTGCGTATGCAACAGTCTCCTTTAACCCGTTTGTTCAATTAAATAACACAAATGGCCTTGGGCAGTACGAGTGGACTGCTGACGCTGGTGCCCCCAAACTTTGGTTTGCTAAATCAAGGTCTGGCACTGTTGGGACTCACGCAGTCGTACAATCGGGCGACCAAGTGATGAGAATTGCTGCCTGTGCTAGCGACGGCACTGCATTTGTCTTAGCAGCAGAAATACGAGCAGAAGTAGATGGCACCCCCGGCACTAACGACATGCCGGGCAGGCTCGTACTGAGCACGACCTTAGATGGTGCCTCATCGCCTACCGAAGCCCTCCGCATCACTAACGACCGGGTTATTGCTTACAACCAAGGCGCACCTGCTGCCGTTAATGCCACTGCAACGCTGACTGTTGCCAACCTCAAAACAGGCATCATCACCAGCACGTCAGCCGCCGCCACAGATATGACGTTGCCCACTGGCACCTTGACCGAAGGTGGTTTCAGCGGCGTTTACACCAACATGACCTTTGAATGGAGTGTCATCAACACGGGTCCAAGTCTTGTTCGTGTTCTTGCGGGCACGGATCACACCATCGTCGGCTCCGGCTCTGTTGCCACTGGCACCTCCGGGCGTTTTGCCTCACGTCGCACAGCCGCTAATACCTTCGTCGCGTATCGGTTGAGTTAAGCCATAAATAGCCGACCGTATTAAACTCCAACAGAACCAGCTTTCACCATGGCCAAAGCCCCAGCTAAGCCTGCCACCGTCTTCACCTGGAAGATCGCCAACCTCGAACGCGAAACCGCAGACGGGTTTGTGATGACGGCGCACTACACGGTCACCGCAGAAGACGGCACCTACAACAGCGGCGCCTACGGCAGCCTCGGATTTGAGCGCCCCGACACGTTGATCCCGTTTGCAGATCTCACCGAAGACATGGTGATTGGCTGGGTGAAAGATGCTTTTGGCGCCGAGAAGGTGGCTGAAATTGAAGCTGCCCTGCAGAGCCAGTTGGATGAGCAACGGGCTCCTAGCAAGGCCGCAGGTGTGCCGTGGCAGTAAAGTCCAAAACCGGCACTGCTCGCATCGAGCATCAGCCCGGTCCGCCGAAGACCACGCGCCAAGGGTTCGGCCAGCAGTCCCGACCCCGGCGCCGCGGCCGCAAGCCACTGCGGGGGCAAGGCCGCTAATGGATCGCGACACTCTCGAGAATTGGCGCAAGATTCGCGACCACCTCGAGCGTGTCGGGAAGACGGACAATCATTACTATCGCCGTGCGGTGGTAATCCTGCAGGGGAGGCCGGACCCGTTCGATCGCTACGATGGATGGGATGGAAGCCGCAGCAATGGCTGAAGAACCACAGAGCGTAGGTGGCGTCTTCTCCGCCTCGCTGCCCACCGTCTTAGCTACTGGCATGATCGCCATCGGGGGTCTGCTGATCTCGATGCAGATCCAGTCCGCACGGATTGAGGCAACTGTGGTGCAGATGGCCAAATCGATCGAAGAGCTGAAGATCGACGCACGCAACGAACTATCCGACCTAGACAAACGCGTGCGCGCACTGGAGCTTCAGCAGTAACTTAGGGATTCAGGCACTGCTGTTATGTCCCCTGAAACCATTGCGATCATCGCGATCATCGTGGCCGCCGGCTCCGAGATCATCGCTGTCTCCCCGCTGAAGTCCAATAGCTGGCTGCAGCTCCTCCTCCAAGCATTGCGCCTGATGTTCCCTAAGCGTCGCTGACATGGCCAACACGGCGCCGATCACACTGCAGGCTCTGTTCCGGTACTACAAGGGACTCCCCCATCAGGCCGCGGCAATCAGCTTGCTTGAGCAGGACCTTGCCGCCAATGGCTACCAGCAGGCGATGCGGCGTGATCGGCCGTGGTTCGAGGCTTGGTCGCAAGATGGCAAGCAGGTCGATCTATCGGCTGGCATCAACCTGATCAAGCAGTTCGAGGGTGTGCATCTCTCCGCATACCCCGATCCACTCAGCGGTGGCGATCCATGGACGATCGGCTACGGCACCACCCGCTATAGCGGTGGCGTGCCGGTGAAGCGTGGCGACAAGATCACCATGATCGAGGCCGACATGATGCTGCGGCTTGAGGTGGATCGTATTGCCGACAAGCTGGCCACCACCATCCCGCACTGGAAGGTGATGGATGACAACCAGCGATCGGCGCTGGTGAGCTTCGCCTACAACCTCGGTGCTGGCTTCTATGGCACGCCCGGCTTCGAGACGATCAGCAAGGTGCTGCGCGAGCAAGCATGGGACCAAGTGCCGACGACCATGGAGTTGTACAGGAACCCTGGCAGCAATGTCGAGGCAGGCCTGCTCCGCCGCCGCAAAGCAGAAGGCGAGCTGTGGGGCGACCATCGGCCGAAGGTGCAGCAGGAACCTGCCAGGCTGACGCCAGATTCATCGTTCAGCGCACGGATCACCCCGCACATCCGCCTGGGTGAGTTCGCGCTCGATCAGGAGGCGCGTCGATTCCGGCATCAGTATCAGGTGAACACTGCAGCGGAGCTGGCGGCGTTCCTCGAGCGTGTGCGGCAACGGTTTGGCGGCAAGAGCATCATCCTCACCAGCGGCTATAGGCCGGCAGCGATCAACGCATCAGTGGGCGGTGCTGCTGATAGTGAGCATTTGTACTCAGCACCTGGCGTTGGTGCGGTGGACTTCGTGATCGATGGCGCCGACATGAAAGCTGTCGAGAAGTGGTGCGATGAGAACTGGCCGTTCAGCCTCGGCTACGCTGCACCGGCCTTCATCCATCTCGGTCGCCGCGCTGATGGCAAGCGCCGGCGCTGGGATTACGCCTGATGCTCCTACCTGATCATGAGATCTGCCGCCTGTGCAAGCAGGAGGCGATGGTGACGCCCTACAACGACGATCACCTGAACCCAGCCAGCTTGGACGTGACGCTGGGCGATCGGATCATGATTGAGGTGGCAGGCCACCCTGAACTGCAGATCCTTGGCATCACCGGCCACACGCAGGAGGATCCGTTCTGGATTCAGCCGGGGGAGTGGTTCTTGGCGGAGACCAGGGAGATCTTCAACCTGCCCGATCACGTCGGTGCGCAGTTCGTTCTCAAGTCAAGTCGCGCACGCGAAGGCTGGGATCATGCTGAGGCTGGCTGGTGTGACCCCGGCTGGTATGGCAGCAGGCTCACCATGGAGCTGAAGAACGGCCGCCGGATGCATCCACTGCCGATCTGGCCTGGCCTGCGCATCGGGCAAATGAAGTTCCTGCTGGTGAGCGGTCGCCCAGACCGGAGCTATGCCGCCACAGGCCGCTACAACGCCGATCTCGGCGTCACGGGCAGCAAGGGCTAGCGCGCCATCGGATGCTGCAGCGGCGCCATCCGTAGCCGGTGGATGTTGCCGGGTGCTTCAGCCGGATCATCCAGCGGGATCATCGTGTAATCGTCGCAGCCGTGCTGCTCCGCGAAGGTGGTGGCAGCGATGTGGGTGGTGAACGGTCCGATATGCCACGGACCGATGCGGAGGAGGTATTGCATCGCAAGAGCTTAGCCGGCATCCGCGGTTGCACTCGCTACCGTTTAACCAGCCGGGGCTGCCGCCCATGCGGGCGTACATCGTGGAGATCACCGCCAAGGTGCTGGTGCGCTCCGAAACCGATCCCGAGGAGCTGCCGGCTGATATTTACTCCCAGATCGCTGAGTTCGTCCACAACGAGGAAGACCTCCTAGAGCTGGGCATCGAGCTGTTCACCCTCCCCGTAGACCTGTGTGGATCAGCACCACATTGACGAAACCCGGCTGGTCACCCGTCGATCGGCGCGTGATCAGATCCACCTCCGCTGGGGATATAGGTGCGCCTATTGCAACGATCCCCTCGGCCGCAGTCCCACGCTCGATCACGTCATTCCTAAGGTCCACGGTGGCCTGACGGTCCGCGAGAACCTGGTCTCCTGCTGCCTGATGTGCAACAGCCAGAAAGGCCACAAGCCATGGGTTGACTGGTATCGCGCTCAGCCGTTTTGGTCGGCGCTCGGCGAGTGGGCGATCGTCCAGTGGATCACCAGCCACTCAGAACATCGTCAACCAGATAGTGGCGAGCAACATGCCGCCTAGCCAGGTGAGGCCGAAGATCACGACCGGCGGGTACTTCATGGCCGCAGCATCTGATTGAGGTAGATCTCTGCCTGAAACCAGTCCGAGCTATACCGGCATACGCCACCGACACAACTCCGGTAGTACACCTCACCCTTCACAGGCATCAGCACCTCGATGTAGCCGCCGTCGCGGTCAGTTCGGCTGATCACTTCAGGTCCGAACATTGCCGTGCCTCCTCGCGATGAATCCATGTTTTAAGATCCGCCACATAGTCCCGCAGCACCTGCGCCTGCTGGAGGTGCCATCCATCGCCAGACGCAAACCACAGGCGGTTGTGCCTATCGATTGCCTGCAGCGATTGATGGATGAGCACATTCCACGGCTCACGGATAGGCGTGTTGAACTCACGCTTTGACACGGCGACCTGGCGGCCTCTATCAGTCTGCCGCCGGCAGTGCCCGCTGGAAGAAGTCGCAACTCACCGCGTAGCGCCCGCCACTTCGCTTGCTTTCAGGCAGCAGCAAATCGCAACGCTGTGTGCTCATCTCCCACTGGATGCAGTCCCAGCACATCACGCTGGCTGTCTCCGGTCTGATGCTGGCCACCGCCGCCTGGAAAACTGCCTCAGCCTTCAGCAGCGCATCGTGCAGGCTGTTGGTGCCAGTGTCCACCTCGACCTGGTGCTCAGCCTTCGGACCAAGAATTACGCGCGCGTGCCATGTCCGATCGATGCGGTCGCACACCAGCAGTAATCGGCCAGCGTGCAACCTGATCATTCATCCTCTCCATAGCTCGGCTGGTGATACAACCGCTCGAGCTGCATCGATAGCGGTTCATTGGCCTGCGTGATGTCGATCGGATCGCTCTGATCCCGCACGATGAAGACCATCCGAGAGCCGTGGCGCTTGACCACCAGCAGGCCGATGCGCTCGCTGCGGCATAGGATCCGCAGCGCTTGCCGCTCTAGCCAGTTCAGGCGGAGATGTTCGAGCATGACTCCATCTTGGCAATGAGTCGATTCAGATACCACTCCGCTTTCAGGGCATCCTCGAGCGCGTTGCCCTTGAGCCACATGCGGATCATGTACTTGAGCGCCTGCCCCTGCAGGTATGCCGGGACCATGTGCGGCGCATCGGCGATCACCGACTCGATGAAGTCGATCGCCTCGACGATGCCGCCCTGGTAGTGCAACGGGTGATTCACTGTGTCGCTTGCTGTTCTGCGTTCTTCCATTTCTTGCGGGTGATGATGTTGTGGATGTGGGTGAAGCTGACCCCATAGATGGCGGTCAGCTGTTTGATTGTCCAGCCGCTGGCGTACAGCTTGCGGATGTCGATGGCGTTCTGCGGCGTCAATACAGCATTGCCGGGCACATGGCCTGGCTTGAAGCTGGTGCTGGTCGGCGCCTTCACCGCCACTTCTCACCCATCAGCACCTGGCGGCACACCTCAATAGCCTGCTGCGCCTGCTTCTGCGTCATCACCGATTCGGTCTCATCCATCGCCTTCACCACTCGGTCGAGCAGTGTGGCGTAGTCCGTGTCGCGAAAGTTCGCGGCGATGTCGAGCGCAAACTCCTCCCACAGGCCGGTGAGGGTGCCACGCAGTGGATGGCCATACGGCAACTCCTGACGGCCGCTGCGTTGATACAGCGCCTCCATCATGTCGGCGCGCTGCTGGTCGAGTTGCGTGGTAGTCATTCGTCGAGGTACTTGCGAAGGTGGAGCAGTTCAGCACAGAGCTGTTCGCGGTTCTTGATGCCGCAAGTGTTGTGCAACTGATCGATGCGGATGTCGATCAGCAGGCGGAGGCGATCACGTTCTGATGCCTGGCCAGCTTTGAAGGTGTTGCTGCCTTCGAGCAGGCTATAGAGGCGAGCACGGGCAGCTTCGTTCATCGGCTCTGCAGGGCGATCTGAATAGCAGCTTGGAAGTAGCCGGCCATCTTCATCCGGCGATATTCGCCACTGGCCTCCTCTGATTGTTTGTCCTCGATCAGGTCGTAGTTGTGCCTGGCTTCTTGGAGTGCGGCCAGCGTTTCGATGTTGAGCATGTCCAGCTCAGATCGGCTGAGATCATTCACCTTGTCCAAGTGGATGACTTTCGCGAGGATGAATGAACGATGGAAGGGAACAATGGATTGGTCTGGGGTCATGATGCAACTTCGATTTCAGCGGATGGCCAGCGGTTCTGGGCGTAGCGGATCGCAGCACCAACGTTCTCGGCGCGAGTGATCCAGAGCATCGGCCGAGCGCCGCTGGGATAAATCAGGAGGCGATACTCCTTAGTGCGGGCACCATTGCGTGGCCTGCTGATGCCCTCGCCGTAGACGCCCTGATCCTCGGGATCGGTGCGCCACTGAAAAGCGATGGGAGAACTAGATGTAGACATTGGGATCGGTGACAGATTCAGGATTGAGCCATTCGATCTGATTCCACCAAGGGAGCCATGTATCGGCGGCGATTAGCTTGGCCTCGGTCAGGCTGTGCGCTTGCACGCACTCGACGACGTTGGCGGACTTGATCGTGAAGTAAAAGCGGCGGGGGGTCACTTGCGCACCTCGATGTAGGACTGCGTGCCAGAGTGCGTAGCGCCTGCTTGGTTGCCGGCCTCGATGCCGATCATGGCAAACACAGCAGCGACGACAAGAAGGCAGATGGCATTGTTGATGCGGTTGATCATTGGATTGAAGAACAGTGGCCTGGTGGCCGTGAGTCAATAATGCCGTGCCCCGTCGGCGGTGCACAGTGCCCTGTGACACTTCTTCACACGGCCTCAGCGCCCACTGCCAGCTCCACCGGCACCCGCAGTTCTGGCTTGCTCTGCCCCTTGACGCGCCGCCCCCAGCCGACCACCGCCGGGCTGACAGGTAGCTCGACCGTGAACCACACATGGCCGCAGGCATTGCAGCCCCGCTTGCGCACCGTCACCTCGGCGTCGCGGTTGTTCGTTGCCATTGCCTTGATGTCACCACTGGAGCACCTGGGGCACTGCATTGCTATCGTGAGATGTACCCCACTGGTCTAGCACAATGCAGTTCGGTGAGTGGATGGCCGTCACCCTTTCGGCAGAGCAGCAGTTCGAGATCGAAAAACATGCCCGCGCTCTGCTCAACAGCAAAGACGCGGGCACCATGGCAGTCGCTCTCTATAAGCAGGCCTGCTACCAGCAACAACTGCTGCAGCAGGCCGTCAACGAAATCGCGCGGCTCGAATGTGAACTGATGGGGCGTTAGAACATATCGTCGCTCACGTCGACCACCACGCCATCAGTGGCCGCGGCCAGCTTCTGCGCAGCATCACCGGGATCCACCCAGTCCATGGGAGGCTGTGCCCAGGCACCGATGTAGGGACCGACCTTTTCGCTGACTTTTTTAAGGCCGCTGATTGGCATCTGTACGGTGCCGTACTGGTCGGGTGTCTGGCTCATCACAAAGCGGCAAAGCGCATCCAGCTCTGCTGGCTTGATGCTCAACATCCCGGAGAAGTCCAGTTTGCTGTTGGGCTTGGTGCTTTTGAAGATGTTGAGGCTGAGTTTGAAGCTCATGGTTGGTCGTTGGTGATGGTGTTGGCCTGTTCGTATTGCTCCACCCCGGCCAATGGGTAGAGCACGAAGCCTGGCGTGCGGAAATACGCCGGACCCTTATTAGCCTTGCGCCAGCGCATCAGCGTGTCAGGGTGCAACCCCCATCGCTGTGCAAGCTGGGTGGCAGTCAGGTACTCAGAAGAGTTCATCGCTCTCAGGTTCGGGTGCAGGTGCAGGTGCCGGCTCGGGGATGGCGGCGTTCAGATCAGCGACCTGATCGCTCACGGTCACCGGCTGGATGTCGACCACTTCCTCCTGGCTCTGCATCCCGAGCAGCAGGTCACTCGCATACAGACGACCCCAGAAGGCCGCCGCGCGATAGCGGATCATCAGCTCAGGCATCGACTGCCACTTGCTGCCCGCCTTGGTCGCCCAGCCTTCCTTCTTCGCCATCGCCATGGTGATGGTCGGTCCCTTCAGCTCCTGCCCGCTGGCGAGATCCTTGGCGATCGCGTAGCAGGCCAAGCTGTCGCCGCTGCCGCTCAACTCGAACCGCAGCGGACTGAATCGGCCGCAGCCGTTGACCATCGCAATGATGAAACTGCTGCTCCACGATGGGCGGCCATGGATCACATGCAGGTGCTGCATCGCCAGGAAGGGCGAGATGCCCATCCGATTGGCGATCTCCAGCGCGACCAAGCAGTTGGCGAACCCCTGCTGGCCTTGAAACTGCGGTGGGATCAGCGTGCTGCTGGCCAAAGCCTTGGCAATCCGCTGGGCATCCTCAAACGCTTGGATGCCGCTGAACACCGAGCCGGAGCTGGTGGTGGTGAGTGCTGTGGATTCCATCAATACATCTCGATCTCGGTGGTCTGTGTGGTGGCCTCGCCGGTCATCCAGGCCGGCAGGCTGATCGGTTCAATCCGATCGCTGTAGGCCGGCCAGCGGCCATTGGATTTGCACTCGGCCAGTGTCTGCAGGTCGCGCATAGCGGTTTCGTAGCCGCGTTCGATCATCTGCTCATCAGCGGCATAGACACCAACCGCGAACGGTGGCTTCTTCTCCACTGCGATGAAGATGAACCCCGACGGTCGCTTGCCATAGGCAGCCTCGATGCCCGCCATGTACCAGCCGGCTTGGACGTGATACCGCCACTTCGCGATGCTGCGGCGGAACTCCCGCGGACTGGCATCTTCGGTGGTCTTGAGATCCACCACGATGCCACCATCCTCGGTAATCCAATCAGGCCTGCACTTGCACTGAAGGCCAGTGGTCGGCTCCGTCCACATGTGCGTGGTCTCGGCCTCGCCCGCAATGCCAAGCAGCAATGCAGCAGCCGGATGGCCGAGCACTGCTCTGCCCATGTGCATCACCAGATCGGCATCATCTCGGGTCAGCACGGTGCGGCCGTTGGCCTCAGCCTCGAACGCTGCCCATGCTTCCTTACCTGCCTTGGTGCGGCGGTCAAGGCCATCGGGGGCGACGATGTAGTCGGTATCCCATTTGTGCAGTTCAAGCACATGGGTGTGGACTGCGCTGCCGATGCGCATCGCTGGCGTCGGCTCGGGGATGACGCGCTTCGGGTCGATGTAGCGCGCCCAATAGTGCAGCGGGCTACGCGCGATGAGATCCAGATGCGACTTTGAGATCGCAGGATGCGCGTGATAGTCGGCGTTCTCCATAGGGTGTGGCGACTTGCGCGATCCTATAGCCTGATGCGGTCAAGTGCAACCCCATGCAGCTCCGCAGCTACCAGCAGCGTGCCATCGACGATCTCCGCAATGCCTACCGCTTCGGCTATCGGGCGCCACTGCTATGCCTACCGACCGGCGGCGGGAAAACCATCATCTTCACCGCTATCGCGCAGGCATCAGCCGCTCGAGGCCGTCGTGTGCTGATCCTGGTGCATCGCCGTGAGCTACTCCGCCAAGCCAGCGCCAAGCTCACCGCCGTAGGCCTCGACCACGGCCTGATCGCTGCAGGCATCGAACCGAACGCAGCGCCCGTGCAGGTGGCCTCAGTCCAGATCATCGCGCGGCGCCTGTCAGCCATCGACTGGCAGCCGGATCTGATCATCATCGACGAAGCGCATCACGCCACTGCATGCCAGTGGGATCGCATCCTGCAGCATTGGCCATCCGCCTACCGCCTAGGTGTCACTGCCACACCATGCCGGCTCGATGGCCGCGGCCTTCGCAGTGCGTTCGATCACTTAGTCCTCGGTCCATCAGTTGCTGAGCTGATAGACGCTGGCTACCTCAGCCATTCCCGCATCTACGCGCCACCAGTAGTGGCCGACCTATCCGGCATCCGCACCCGAGCCGGCGACTATGCCAACGATCAAGCCGCGGCGGCCATGGATCGCCCAACCGTCACAGGTGATGCCATCGCGCACTACCAGCGGCTCGCTGCAGGCCAGCAGGCGATCGCGTTCTGCTGCAATATTGCCCACGCCGAATCCGTTTGCGCTGCGTTTCTGGCCGCAGGCATCCGCGCGGTACTACTCCTTGGTACCACCACCGACCGCGATCAGGTCGTTGCAGACTTTGGCGCCGG